TCTTAGGTAATCTATCAAACAATCCGCAACAAATTGGATCAGCGATTACTTATTACCGCAGATATCACATTCAGGCTATGTTAAATCTGGAAGCTGATTTTGATGATGATGGAAATAAAGCATCAACCCCAAAGCCTAACAATACACCAATTAAAGGAGGTCTATAATGACTGCATATGTGACTTTGTTTTTTAATGATAAAAAACAAGACGGAGATAACTTACCACTTTATCAAAATGGTAAAGTTAAATTTGATGAAACTATTACCTTAGAAGCAGGTAAGGTTTATGAGATTGCGCTATGGAAAAAAACCGAAAATAAAAATGGTGATCCTATGAACGCAGTGAGCATCAAGATTGATGAGAGCGATTACTGGAACAATAAAGAGCCAGAAACTACGCAGCAGTCAAATCCGCATGAAAATATCCCATTCTAAAAGAGATATTATCAAGGATAAAAAATACCTGATGTGGGTATGTAGTTTACCCTGCATCTCATGTCAGGTAAGGGATGGAACTTATAAGATCAGTGACACCATACAGGCTCACCATGTTCAACTTAGAAGATACGGCGCTATGATTAGAGATGATAGTAGAGTAGTGCCGTTATGCTTTTACCCATGTCATCACTTACTACATACGAAATTTGGGGAAAAGAAATTCTGGGGTGATCTAAACTTTGATCCGATAGAGTACGCTGATAAACTATACAAACATTACAAGGAGAAGCTAAAAAATGAGAAAAGTTCACGAATATAAAATCAAATCTCTATTCAAGGGATTTGCACCAGTAAGAGATAAAGTAATTAATGACTGTAAACGCAGAAATGAAGATATTGCGATTTTGGTCTATGAGAAAAAGATGATCCTGCCGATAGAAAGTTTTGGCAGCTTCGCTTATTCCGTACCAGTCAAAGATAAATTCACTTCTGATATTCATCAGTTATTATACTTTGAATTTAAAGAAGAAGATAAACAACAAACTAATTTATTCTAAGGAGGAACAATGATGAATAAAGAAGGATTTGAACATTGGGAATTATTACCAATGTCATACTCAAAATTAAACTCATGGAGATCATACCCATGCCAGTTTATCATAAACAAAATATTTAAGATCAACACAGGAACTAATCCTGCCATGTTTACAGGGATCATTGTTGAAGAATTATTAAAAGATTTATTAATGGGAAATGAATCTGAAGATAATACTCAAATGAAGTTAAGAGATTTTCAACAAACTCTTAAAGATTATCATGATCAGGATGAAGTAGCTAAATACTTAAAACTAATTCCTAAGTATTACGAAAACTGTAGAGCCTTATTTAATAGATTTGGCAATCAACCACTGCACTCCTATCAAGAAGAACTAACAGTAGAAATAGAGGGTATTCCCTTCATTGGTTATTCTGATTTTGTTTGGGATTTAGGTGAGGAAGGGATGTTTATTTTTGATCTCAAGACTAAAGGCAGAATGGCAATCAATCATTCAGATAAGTTGCAGCAGTTAATCTACAAAAAGGCATTAGAACTGAAATACCAAAAGCCAGTTCACTGCAGTTTATTTGTAGTCACACCTACAAAGCATCACTTTGAGGAAATAGAATTTACTGATGAACATGAAATAGAGATCAGAAATATTCTTAAAGGTATGGATAGGGTATTACAGATATGTGATGAGCCTAAAGACTGGGCATATATCTATCAACCTAATGTGGATGACTTTATTTGGAATAATCCAAAAATGGTAGAAGCTAGGCGGCAAATATGGGGTATCTAATGGTCAGCAATAGAGGATTTGTACCTAACAAAGAAAGATTAGTCATTAGATGTGAAAATTGTTTAAGAAAATTTACTAAATTTATGGCAATAAGATTGTATCAACATAAAGAAATCTATAAATGTATAAGTTGCTATAATTCAGGAGGTAGTAAAAATGGCTAAAATGATATTTATCAATTATTGCCCTGATGATCAATTATCTGGGTGCATGATCCTCAGTTATAAAGCTGAATTAACTTATAGAAGGCTACAGGATTTAATTTACACCAATGATGATCTTTTATTTGATGATCCTATCATCTGGGAATTAGCAACCAGAGGATTTTGCGAAGATTTATCAGAGGTCAAATCTGAACTTATCAAAAAAGGGAAAATCAGAATAGAGGATGGAAAGATCAGGAATAAGAGATGTTCTGAGGAAATCCAAGCAGCTAAAGAAAGACATGATAAATCAAAGAAAGCTGCTACTGCTAGATGGGGTGTTCCAAACAAGTCATTTGGTACACCAAATAGGGATGAAAATACAACACCTAATGCTAACGCATCCTCCAAGCATATGCTTGAGCATGATCCAAGCATATGCCAACCACTAACCACTAACTACAAACCACTAACTACTAATAATAAACTAAATATATACACGCAGGAGTTTGATATTTTCTGGCGAAAATATGTTCTTGATGAGAATGATAGAAGATCAACTAAGTATGATAGTTATCAGCAGTGGAAGAAGTTAAAAGATGAAGATAAAGAATCTTTAGGCGAAAAGTTCCTTACTTACAGAAATCAAAAAGGGGAATATTATAAAGCATTAGAGAGGTTTATTTCAAAGAAAATATTTATGGAGATAGTACCTGAGAAGCAGCTTTCTGATCAAGAAATGAAAGATTGGAAATTTAATTCTGATGTAGATATGCGCCGTAAGGGGATGAAACCTTTATCTTGGTCAGTAAGTTATATCAGGGAACTTGACGAATATATTGAGAAAAACCCAGTATGATTATTTATGGGCTAGGAAATGGATCTTAGCCCATTCTCTATCTTGCTCTTTAAATTCTACTTCTACAAACTTGTCAATGCCTTGAGCAGCATGATCAAACTTGAACAAGTCAAGAAAAAACTGAATAGATTTATTAGTAATATGGTAAACATTCATGGTTGGAATATAGGAATAAATGTTTATCTTTGAATTGTTAAATGAGTAAATCAGTTATGCAAAAACCTCAGAATTATATCATTATTGATAATGAAGATGGCACATATTCCGCATATGTGAATTATGGGGTATTTGAAAGTAAAGAAGATGCAGAACTGAGTTTACAATATGTTATGGATCTTATGGGATATAAATTACAACCCCAAGTGACTTATCACTGATGAATGTTCAATTAAAAGCAATTACGGATATAAAACCTTACGCTAGAAATCCTAGAAAAAAGAAAAATTTAAATAAAGTTGTAGAAAGCATCAAACAGTTTGGATGGCAGCAACCTATCGTAGTAGATAGAGCAGGAGTGATTGTTGCAGGACATTCCAGATATGAAGCTGCTAAGATATTAGAATGTAAAGAGATACCAGTGCTGATTGCTGATCTATCCCCTGAAAAAGCAAAAGCCTATAGAATAGCAGATAACAAAACAAATGAGTATAGTGAATGGGATTTTTCCTTATTAAACAAAGAATTTACGGACTTGCTAGATATCAATATGGATTTAGAGATCACAGGTTTTGATACTAAAGAACTTGAAGATTTCTTTACATTTGATAAAGAGGATGATGTAGCCAAGATTAAGACAGAGAAATCCTGCCCAAATTGCGGTACAAAATTAAAATAGAGTACACTCTACTCATAAAGAGGTAAAAACATGGCAAGACCAAAACTAGATATTAAAGGGGAGGAAGTTCAAAAATTAGCATCATATGGATGCACTAATACAGAAATTGCAGACTATTTTAATTGTAGTGAAGGAACTATTAGAAATGGTTTTTACGAATATTTGACAAAAGGCAGAAGCATAAAGAAATTGCGTTTAAGACAGATCCAATGGCAGATAGCAGAAAAGGGAAATGCAGCTATGGCTATTTGGCTAGGAAAGAATGAATTAGGTCAATCTGATGGTGGATTGATTGCAGAAGATAACGAGCCTTTAGCATGGTCAGTTGATTGAAGCCAACAAAACCAAATAAAACAGGAAATGCAACTCAACAAGATAGAGTTATGACAAATCCTAAAACTGCGAAATTAATTATAGATTATTTCCAACCATTTGGAAAAATATTAGAGCCATGCAAAGGCGAAGGTGCTTTTTATAATCAATTAAAAGGTGATAAAGATTGGTGCGAAATAGATTTGGGTAGAGATTTCTTTGAATATGATAAAAAAGTAGATTGGATAATAACAAATCCTCCATACAGTATTTATGACCAATTCTTAGAAAAATCTATGAGCCTATCTGATAATATTGTTTTTTTTGTGCCATTTTCAAAACTATTTAAATCTAAGTCCAATGATTTAATGGTTAAAAATTATGGTGATATAAAAGAATTATTAAATATGGGTACTGGCTCACAACATGGTTTTAAAATGGGATTTATAGTGGGTTGTATTTATTTTAAAAAAAACTATGTAGGTGATATTAAATATACAAGAATGTATTAATGCCTTTATCTAAACCCCAAAAGCAGATATTAGAATGTGATAAGCGTTTTAGAGTATTAATTACTGGAAGAAGATTTGGTAAGACCTTTTTATGTATTCAAGAAATAGCTAAGTTTGCCAGATACCCTAAAAAGAAAGTTTGGTATGTAGCGCCAACTTATCGTATGGCTAAAGACATTGTTTGGAATGATCTAGTGGATAGAATGGTTAAACATAAATGGGTAAGCAAGATTAATCATAGTGATCTCAAGATTATCTTAAAAAATGGTAGTGAGATATCCCTGAGAGGTGCAGATAACGAGAATAGCCTGAGAGGTGTTGGATTAGACTTTCTTGTCATGGATGAATTTGCGGATATCAAAGAACACGCCTATACAGAAGTATTGCGACCAACCTTATCTGATAAGGGAAGAATGGGTGCGGCTCTATTCTGTGGAACTCCAAGAGGATATGGCAACTGGTCTTACAATCTATTTACGAGAGAGAAAGATGACGACCAATGGCAATCATTCCAGTTCACTACACTAGAAGGTGGTCAGGTATCTAAACAAGAAATAGAACAAGCTAAATCTGATCTGGATGAACGAACATTCAAACAAGAATATCAGGCATCATTTGTTAATTATGCAGGACAGATTTATTACAACTTTGATAGAAAAGAAAATGTCATAGATAAATATACTCCTCAAACGGCAGAACTACACATAGGCATGGACTTTAATATTGATCCTATGAGTGCCGTAGTATCAGAGATTATAGGCAATAAGATTATTATCCATGATGAGATAGTGATTTACTCATCCAATACTGATGAATTAGTACAAGAGATAAATGCTAGGTACAAAGATAAGCACATCTATGTTTATCCTGATCCTGCTGCCAAGCAAAGAAAGACATCCGCAGGTGGCGTGACGGATTTAGCCATCTTGAAAAATGCAGGATTTAATTTAAGAGTTAGAAATACACATCCACTAATTAGAGATAGGATTAATGCAGTGAACACTAAATTGAAGAACGCTAATGGAGTTAGAACTTTATTTATTGCTAATAGTTGTAAAAATGTGTTAAAAAGCATTGAAAGACAAATTTATAAGGAAGGCACGACCATACCTGATAAAGATAACAATTATGATCATATGAATGACGCATTAGGATATTTAGTGGAATATTTATACCCTGTAAGAAGGGATTTTAAACCTAGCAAACCCCAGAGGTGGAGTTAATGGCATTATACAGTAGAGAATTTTTAACATCCAGACATAAGCACTATCAAGAAAAGTTTAAGGATTGGCATTTCCATTTAATGTCATATCTGGGTGGTCAGGATTACCAAGAAGGATATCAACTTAATAGATATATTTTAGAAACTGATGAGGAGTATTTAAAACGAGCAGAGAATACTCCGATAGATAACCACTGTAAGAATGTGGTGCAGATTTATACTTCATTCCTATTTAGAGTTCCACCTACAAGAGATTATGGATCATTACAAGGTGATCCGCAGCTAGAGAGTTTTATTAATGATGCAGATTTAGATGGCAGATCATTTAACAATGTCATTAGAGAGATGCAAGTGAACGCATCTATCTATGGTACTTGTTGGGCAATCTTAGATAAACCTGCCGTACAAACACAAACCAGAGCAGAGGAAATACAATTAGACATCAGACCATACATCAGTCTTTATACCCCTGAGAATGTCTTAAACTGGAATTTTGAGCGTAGTTTAAATGGTAAGTATGTTTTAAACAGATTAGTTCTACTAGAAGATTTATTTGATGATGTAGCAACCATTAGAGTATGGACTAATGAAGATATTACTACTTACAAAGTAAAAGATTACACCAAAGGGTATTCTACATCTAAGCCTATGCTATTAGATGAGATGCCTAATATGCTAGGTAAAGTTCCTGCCGTAATTTTATATAACCAGAAATCTCAGCGTAGAGGTATTGGTATATCTGATTTGAATGATGTGGCAGAATTGCAGAAAGCTATTTACAATGATTACTCTGAGATAGAGCAGCTAATCAGATTATCTAATCATCCAAGTTTAGTTAAGACACCAAATGTAGAAGCTAGTGCAGGTGCAGGATCTATTATTGAAATGCCTGAGGATTTAGATAGCAACTTAAAACCTTATCTGATCCAACCTAGTTCCCAGTCATTAGACGGCATTATGAACAATATCAATATGAAGGTAGAAGCCATTAATAGAATTACACATATGGGAGCAGTCAGAGCCACTCAGGATAGAGTTCAATCCGGTATAGCCTTACAGACAGAATTTCAATTATTAAATGCTAGACTAAGTGAGAAAGCAGATTACTTACAGAACGCAGAAGAACAAATCTGGAAACTATTTGCTGAATGGCAAAACCAAACATTTGAT